ACAAACTCTCCAGCCAATGTTCTACGAGAATATAAGTTACTAGTGAAAGGTTCGAAACATTCATTAAAACCAAGAATTTGTGATGTTGACGCAGTAGGCATTGGGGCAATTAAAAGTGAATTGCGCAAACCATATTTAATAATAGATTCTTTAAGTGAAGACCAATCATAACGTTCTGATGGAGTAGTATTCCACATGTCAAATTGTAAAACTCCCTTGGAAGCTGGAGAACCTTCAAAAGAACTATAAGCTCCTAATAATATTGAACTTTCATTTGATTTCTCTAATGCTCCATGATAAATTGTTTCGAAAATCAATTTATTAACATTTTTTGCTGCTTCAGAATGAAACGGAATATCCATGAGAATAAAGGCATCGGCAAGTCCTTGAACTCCAATACCAATAGGTCTGTGTTTAAAGTTACTATTTTTAGTTTTGTCAGTTGGATAAAAATTAATATCTATAACGCGGTTTAAATTATTAGTTACAACCTTTGTCACTTCATGAAGCTTAGTGTAATCAAATTCTTTTGTTTTTTCATTAACAAACGCAGGTAATGCTATAGAAGCGAGATTACATACAGCGGTTTCATTTGCGTCAGAATATTCTATAATTTCACAACACAAATTTGAACTCTTAATGGTGCCAAGATTTTGTTGATTAGACTTAGAGTTTGCCGCATCTTTGTAAAGAATATATGGCGTACCTGTTTCCATTTGAGAATCCAAAATTTTAAACCATAAATCGCGGGCATTTACCGTCTTTCTAGCCTTTCCAGCTAGTTCATAGTTTTCATACAGCTCTTTAAATTTATCACCATATACATCACTTAAACCAGGACATTCATGAGGACAAAGTAAGGACCATTTAGCGTTATCTTTTACACGTTCCATAAAAAGATCACAAATCCATAAAGCATAAAAGAGATCGCGAGCCTTCAACTCTTCGTCACCGTGGTTCTTTTTCAATTCTAAAAAATCTTCAACATCTGCATGCCATGGCTCCAAATAAATAGCAAATGATCCGTTTCTTTTATTTCCTCCTTGATCAACGTATCTGGCTGTATTATTAAAAACTCGCAACATTGGAACTAGACCATTAGAAGTACCATTCGTTCCTTGAATATGACTACCTTTGGCCCTTATGTTATGAATATGTAAACCAATTCCTCCAGCCCACTTAGAAATGTGAGCACAATCCTTTAATGTATTGAAAATACCGTCTATGCTATCATCTTCCATTGCTATCAAATAACAAGAACTCATTTGTGGTCGTGGTGTTCCAGCATTAAAAAGAGTTGGTGTAGCATGAGTAAAGAATTTTTGAGACATTAAATCATATGTTTCTTTAACAAGTCTAAGTGTTTCTTCTTGATTTTCATTATTTAAATCACCGTGAATACCAACTGCTACACGCATCCACATATGTTGTGGTGTCTCTACAATAGTATTATTTACTCTAAAAAGATATGCTCTTTCTAGTGTTTTAAAGCCAAAATAATCGATTAAATAGTCTCTCTCGTGATCAATCATTTGGTTTAATTGTTCAGAATAATTATGTGTAAAATCCCAAAGTTTTTGAGAAACAAGTGGCTTATTTTGTCCTTTACTATCAGTAAACTCATGTAATGTCATCATAACATTTGAGAATACAGAGTCAGTATTTTTCTGATGATTTGAAATAATAATACGAGCTGATAGTGTCGCATAATCTGGATGATTTGTTGATAGTGACGCGCATTGTTCAGCAGCAAGTTCGTCAATCTTTGCTGTTGGAATTTTATCATATAACTGGTCTATAACTTTTATTACAAGTGAAGAGTAATTAATATGAATTCCTGCTTCTTGACCTAGTTTTTTTACTCTCTCTAAAATCTTATCAAACGCAACCTCTTGTAGTTGTCCATCACGTTTAGTTACACGCATTTCTGTTGAATTTTCCATCATTATATAATTTACAGCTTTAGTTTTAAACTGATTTATATAAAGAATTTAAAATATATAATTTATATATATGAACCAAATTGTATTTTTATTTCTTATTTTAGTATTAGCTATAGGTTTACCTCTTTTTTTCAAATTAAATAATTCTATTGAAGGTTATAGTAATTATTCTTTAGCCGGAGCAATGGGTGGTTTTCCAAATGCTCAAACTGAAGTGTTAGTTCAAGATACTTATCCTGCTATTGGTAAAAATGAAGTTTCTAATGAAACAGCTGAAAAGATGTGGTGGCGTTATCCAGTTTTCGAAGTAGGATCTTACGCTCAAATAACAAATAATATAAGATATCCTGATAATCCTGATGATGCTAGGTGTACTCCAGCCGACTTTTGTTATGCTGTTTATAAAGATGCTAACTTAGGCTCAAATTATGTAGAGCCATTACCTCCCGTAAATCCTAACTCAGGAACACGAATCGGTTATTTTACAACCGATGAAAATTTGTTACCATTTAGAACAGATACCACAAACATATTGTATTAATTTTTAATATATAATTATAAAATTTTATATATTAAATTTAACGTCTTCGGTGTGTTCTTTTTTTACCATGTCTCTTTCTTCTTCTAGTTCCAGCAACATAGTTTGATGCGAAACTTACCTTATATTTATCAATAACATCTTGGACTTCGCCAACGCTATTAGCATCATCTAGTTTTTGTTTAATTTCAGACCAAGCTTTTTTAGTATCTCCCTTTTTAATATTAGCATCTAAGTGACTCATAATTCTACCGAATGCTAAGGATACACGACCTCCAGCACCATCTCTGAATTTTTTATCTTTATCAGTAACCCAAGTTTTATCAACTTTAACAGATTTCTCTTCTACCATAGGCATAGGTTCTTCTACCATAGGCATAGGTTCTTCAGATATAGGCTCTGGCATAGACATAACCTCTCCTGTCATTGACGAACTAGAACTACTTTTTAGTTCGTTTAGTTCTCGTTGAATATCATCAACACGGACTTGAATATCATCAAGTTTATCACCTCCTCTTCTATTTTTTCTAGAATGACGTACCATTTATATATTAATTGTATAAAATAATTAAATTTTATCAAACACCCTAAATAAATAATTATTTAATCTATTTTAATTATTTTATTAAATTTAAGTAAACACCCTTGTGATTCTTTTTCAGCAAAAGGTTTAAATGACTCTTTCTTTTGTTTTTTAACAGGAGCTCTATGTTGAAATCCAGTAACGCGCTCTGTTTCAATTGTTTTCCAAACTTTTTCTAATTGTCCAATATTATTTTTAAACCAATCTTTATTTCTTAATACTAGAACACAACTTAATTTTTCTAGCTTCCAATAAATAAATTTTAAAAACGTGTAATTAAATGGTTCAGACTCGTATTTTTCAATATTTTCTTCTTCCCATTTGCTAATATCCTCTGATAAGTGTAAATTTAATGGTTGGTATAAATAAAATGGTTTTCTTTCTTTTGTATGAAAATATATAATTGTTCCTTTGAATGAATTATTGGCAGTTTTTACATAGCTTTTAAATTCATTACCATTTAAATCATAATCAATTACGGAATCATCGCGATAACTATCATAGTCAGGGTATTCAACGAACTTAGTTTCCAAAAAATCACATTCATCTAAATCACAAACCTCCATTTGTAGTTGCATTTGAACCCAATATTCTTTTTTAGGTATTCCTGTAATTTCTCTACTTACAGGATTTTTAATCTCGAGCATTCTTCCGTACCGACCTGTTGATGATTCAATAATAATACCATCAGGCGAAGCACCCAAAAATTTGTATGTAGGATGCTTAATACACCCAAAATCTTCTACCTTTGATTTATACATATCTTCATAAATCATAACAGACAACGGTTCAAACTTTTGTCCCCAATGCATTGGAGAATTTGTATTAATCATTTTTTCGTCATCTACGTTTTCATCAAATGTTTTAAGAGGTTGACATTTTTCATAAATTAATTGATTTATAGCAGACTGACTTTCAAATGCTTTCCATGCGTTACTAGCTGTAATCAAATTCCACCGAAATTGATACCATTCAGGAGTTCTTTGAACTGGTTGTGGAATTTCTCTTAATCCTTGTATTTTATATTCAATTTCATTTATTTCATTTTGACTATTTTCTTTAGTATTTATTATATTATCTTCAAGTGATCTTTCAGGATGAAATGTGGTAATAAAAATATTAAAGGCATCTTCTAATAGTTCATTCATGTCATCTTCAATATCATCGCCAATATCTAAATCATCAATATGATCTTCCATTTGAACATAAAATATATCTTTAATCTCTTCTAATAATATTTCATGAAAATTTGGCTCTGAAATGGTTGTAGGATGATACGTCATATATTCATCCATTAAATGTAATGCTGTTTCAACCAATTCTATAGCATATTCTTCCGTAAATATAGACGGTTCATCCTCAAATACTAGTTTATCCGTTATATCTTCAAGGTCTTCTAAATCCTCCAATTTGAAAAATTCTAACATATTAGTATATATATTACTTTAAATGTTTTTAATATAATTAATATAATTAATAAAGTATATTAAAAATTTACTTTTCATCGTCAGATTCAGAATCATCAGCTTTATTAACTTGGACCAAATCTTTGTGTCTGACAGTTCCATTTACTTTTTTAGGTGCTAATGATTTTAATGTTGAAACGCGTTTATCCATGTTTTTTAATGTAAAATGTTTATTAGATTTTGTGTACGTTAATGATGGGATTTCTTTAACAATTCCATTTATTTTATCATAAATGACATCTTTTACGCGACATAATTTCTTTTTATCGAGACTATCTTTAAAAAATATTACAAGATTTTTTGCTTCATTTTCATCAAGATTTTTTTCCTTTTTATAAATTTCAACATACTCAATTAATTTTTTTGTCTTGATCGTTTTATTTAGTTTACACCAGGGTTCGTTGCTATTATTAATTTTTTCGTCTTCAAGAAATTTTTCAAGATTAGAAATATCATTCAAAGATTTAGTTTCTTGTAATGGAGCTCCATTCAATAACATTGTTTTATATTTAATATTCTTTAACTCTTGACATTCATGAACAGATATATCAGTATTGGTATCTTCTTCCATTGTATATACATAATATATTGTCTTAAGTTTAACTCAGTTTTATAAAATATATATTTATTGAACAATATTTATATCGATTTAAAAATTAATTATATAATATACATTATTAACATATATGGAAGAAGTATCTAAAAAAATAAATATAACTGGTACCTCTAATCGGTACCAAATGAAAAAATTAACAAATAATTCTTCTGATAAGGCGTATAAAAAACGTGTTGAATCTGAAAAATGGATTTTTTCCGAAGAACATTATAAATATCAGAATCAGTTAAAGATGATACAAGATATATCAAATAATATAACTGATGAAGTATCTAAAATTGTTATTCAACAAATAAATAAAAAACTGTATAGTTATAAACAACAAGATATTTTAAAAAAACGTTATGATGAGAAATTTTTTTTAACATTTGAATCTGTTATCAATAAAATGATTGAATGTGATTTGAAATGTCGATATTGTAAAAAAGAAATGAATGTTTTATATGATATATCGAGAGAAATTAGACAATGGACTGTTGACAGAATTAATAATGATTTAGGACATAATATTGATAATTTCCATTTAGCGTGCTTGGATTGTAATTTGAAGAGAAGACGACGAACTGATGAGAAATTCTTATTTACAAAACAATTAAACATTATAAAACAAGATAATTAAGTTTATTAATAATAATTAATACCTGTTTAAATATTATTAATATGGAGTGGAAATGGACAAAAGGGGAACCTTATGAAAGATCGCGTCGACAAAAACATGTAGAGGAATATGAAAATAAAAAATTTAGTAAAGAAATGGAATCCTCTGCTTATACAACATCACTAAATCATGATGAAAATACCTGGGATATTTTGAATCAAACTCAAGCTGGTTTTGGATTTAAAGTATCCAATAAGAGAGAAGAACTTGATTCTAAAATATCCGATAGAGGTTTAGTACAACAAATCGGATTTAATCCATTTTTAGGTGAGACTAATTACGTTAATGATATAGGTATTAGAGATCAGTTTTTAAAACCAGTTAATACAACGCAAGGTTCAACCAAAGCATCGCAAAATGAACATAATTAAGCTAAAGATTTATAACACATTGTGTATAATAATCGATTAACAAAATAAGCAATAAAAGAATTGAATAATAACAAAACACCACTTGTTATAACTGTAAAATTTAATTCCTTATATCTTTTAACTACGAAAATTAATTCACCTATCATTGTAAAAATTAAGACGGCAAAGAATATCATTGATAATATTAAAAAATATATACAAGACTGCTTATCTAAAGGACCAAAGTACATTGTCATAAAGTCGGACATTTATATTATATGTTAGGTTTTTAAAATTTAATAAATATGTATTTAATTATTAAATATTTTCTCTGATAAACAACTTAAATAATTTTACATGATTTTAACATAATGAGTGTAACTTCAAATTATACAACGCAGAATGAATTATTGCTAAATAATCTAATGGATTTTTATAAAGATGAAAAATATCTTAGTAGAATGCTAAAAATTATTACAGGTGAATCTAAAATATCTCTTCGGATTGTTGATTGGTTTGCGACAAATTATGCCAAAAAGAATTATACATTATATACGTTTTCTGATATTAATAAAAATATAATTAGATTTAAGGTTTACTTTGATTATAAACTTAAATTAAAGGCTTACAGTAAGAAACGATTTGACCCTTTTTGTCGTTGGGATAGAATTAGCATTCCTTACAAAAATGACACATGTATTGAAACAACTATTGGACAATTAAATTTCTTTAAGTGGGCAATTGAAAATAAGGTTATTGAATATATTGAAGAAAATTATGATACAATTGAAAAGGATATGAACAATCGTAATAGCACTTCCAAGAGAAAAGAAACTATTACAGATAATTCTAAAACACGTAAGAAGAGAGAAGAGTTGTCAATTTCTGCTACCAAAAGCATAAAGAAAGAAGAAGTTGAAATTGTTGTACAGTTTAATTAAAATTTATATTAAATATTTATGTAATATAAGATGAATGAGATTCAAAAACGATTTCTATTATTTTTAATAGGTTGTATTGGAACTAGATTTTTATTTGTCTACGTTGCTAAAAATATTGATATCAAATATCTGCCATTACTTGGTTATTTAGCTTTACTGCCTGCGATTGGATTTATTTATATTTACTTAACAGGTTCAAGAAAAACTGGCGGGGAAGTTTTTGGAGAGAA